CCAGTACCTGTAGTTCTAATATCTAGGTTTTGGTTTGCATCCGCGGAAACAACAATTGTACCAGCATCATCTTCTAATACCTTTTGTCCGTTTACATATAGTGAGCCTGGACCTACGAAAACATCTTTCCATGTTTTTGCCGCTGTTCCAAGTGATCTTACATTATCCGTATCGGGGACAATATTCTCTGCCACACTGCTTAAATCAACGCCAGCATTAACAACACTAGACACCGTGGCCTTACGTGTAGTTGTGCCGTCATCAATGATCAGATGATCTGTGCCTGCAGGAGTTCCCTCCAATGCTAGGTCTTGTACGGTTTTGGTTGCCATATTATCGCACTCTCTCCAATTGTAGTGATATTTCTAAAGGTTCGGGTTGATTTACTACTGAAAATCCAACAGTAACATCATATGCATTATTATCATAATTAGGTACTGCTGTTACACTGTGTAAAATCATCCGTGGTTCATGATTATTTATAACATCTTCAATCTTATATTGAATCATTAATGATGTTGATTCATCCATATTCTCAAATAATAGCTCATGAATACCGGATCCAATCCAGGGTTGAAACGGTCTCTCTCCGTTCTTTGTTTCTAATAAGTTCATGAAAGCCTGTTTAACAGCTTCTTCATTAAAAAACTTGCCAACGTCAGACGTATATGGATGACGAGTGAAATCACTATCAACATCTGACCACGCTCTAGTTTTATTAAGACTTTCCATATTATCTATTTATCCATTTATTAACGAATTGCTTAATCACCCATTTATAATAACATTTCCAGATCCAGTTGCATTACTAGATCCACAAGCTACAGCATCTCCGATTCTTGCCCATGCTCTTCCATTAACAAATACATTCGGACTACCGCTTGCCTGAGAAGAATCATGACAAGGAGGAGGACAACAATGTGTTACCCAATGATCTCCTACCCTATGAGCCCCTCTAGAATTAGCAAATACGTTACCTGATGCGGTATCATTAACCCGTGATGGGAAACAACCATGCCCGGTACAAGAATCAGATAATCTTACTGCCCCAGGCATTATTCCCACCTCCCAGTACTTTCATTATAAGATAATGATGTACGAGTAATAGTAACATCAGGAACAGATGCTATTGGTGATCCAGCCATTTCAATAGATTGATATGTAGATGCTATTGTTTCCGCTGTAGAAGGGACAAATCTATCAATTTTATTTGATATAGTACTATATAATCCCCTATCACTACTAGTCTTTACTTCATTTAATACCACACTTGAATTAATCCAAGATGGTGTTAATGGTACAGATGCTGGTGTAGTAACCACATCTGATATTAAACTAGAGGGTGGAGTTAATAAATCCTCAACAACGGGAGTTTCAATTCCTTTAATATTGTTACTAATATCATCAATATATTCTGAAGCTTCATCCGGCATTAATGCAGTTACACAAGGATCACTAGTTAATCGTCCAAGTAAACCAAAATTAGATAACCAAGATACTGCTTTCTCTAAAATAGCTACCCCGAGATTAACTAAAGCCAAAAATGCATTCTTTAATATTTCGCACATTCCATCCATTGCTGTCATAATAGAATCTAGAATGGCTATATCTCTTAAATTGATTCCACCCTTCAATCTATTATATGCAGGAGTTAATTGTGATGTATCAGTTTTACCTAAGTAATCATCTAAAAGAGGTTCAGATGATAATAAAGTTTCTAATCCATATGTACATTCTGTAATACCATTTTGACTCTTATAAGAATCTAAAATACTAGCAGCATTCATAAAACCATTAACGGCTGAGTCAACAAATCCTTGAACAATATCAGAGCAGGTAGTTGTATTAGTGGATAATGTATCCATCCCAGATAAAGTATCTCTAATATATGTTTGATCTGAGCCAGAGAATTCAGATAAATCTAAATCATTAATATCATTATACCCTAAAGAATCAGCAGCAGAGAATCCTTGCCCTAACTCTTTAACAGAATTAAGTTTACTTTGCCCAGGATATTCCATAAACTTGTCGGCATTATCGACAATATTGGAAAATCCTCCTTCAATTATTGATGCAAAATCTGTCATGGGTTCATGTCTATCCTTGGTGCTATGGTAGTATTATTACCACCCGATACTTGATCGAATGTACCACCAATGTTACGATCGACTTTTCCGTCTACCTGCTCAATAAAGTCTCCCTTAATATGCCTATGATAATTACCATCAATTTGCTCGTTTAATGCGCCTTTCGTATAGAGATTAACATTACCATCAACAGTAATAGTCACATCTCCCTTTACGTGAATCGACTTGTTGCCGTAAACAATTTCGTACCGGTCTTTCACAATCTTTTCGACTGTTGTCCCGTCTGGATGAATCTCTTTCCATGTCCCGGACATATGATACTGGTGTAATCGCTCCGCTCCCTCCGTATCGTCCCACTCTTCTATATGACCACATTCTGATTCCCTTACATGATTATATGGATATTTAGCAGCATATGGAATTTCTGGTTCAGTCCATTTTCCTTCACCATTATCTCCATCTCTACCTATTCCAATTGGAATATCCTTATCTTCTAAACGAACATCTCTCTTAGTCTTAACAATAGTCTCTGGTATTTTAGTTTCATATGGAACCTGATCTTTAGGATCTATCCATTCTATACCTGGACCTTCTTTGGATTGCTCTCCACGAGCTAATCTATTTAGATCTGGTTCAGATATATACTCTTCCTTAGGATACTTCATATTGGGATCATTAAATCCCATATTCTCCTTAGCAACCTCTCTAGGAATACCTCCAGTCGTTCCCATAATAACAGGATCTTGACAATTATTACCATCTCTAAAGAATCCCATTACCCAAGATCCTTCGACAACCCCTAATGGTGTTTGACCAATACCATTCATTGAAGCGGAGGTAATTGGCATAAGGGGATATGACCACATCAGATTATCTGTAGGGATATCTGCTTTAGTCTCAGTATGTAATGCATGGATCCGTACCTTAATACGGCCAAGCATAGATGGATCATTACGATCCTCTACAACACCCCAAAACCAAATAAATCCATCCATTCCTTGAAACATAATATATTACCTTATATTAAAATTAGTTAATGTAGAATCAGAGCGAATCTCCAAATCAACAGTATAATTATCATTAATAAGAGTATGGGTAATACCAGTAACAAGATGTTTACCAGCGTTTAATGTATCTCTTTCCATTGCTTTATCATGTTCTGTATCACGCATAGAAGGAAGATTCAAATCCACTACAGATCCCACGAATTGTGCTGTATTACCCGGAACAGTCACAATTGTTGTATTATTAGTTATAGCCGCAAGTAATTGTTTTCTTATTAATCTATTTTGATGTTTACCTTGATAGATAGTTTCATAATCATTACCAATAAAGCTATAATCAGCTATGGCATTAGATAATTTATTATATGTTTCATTATCACCAAAGATTAGATCTCCAGTTCCAGTTACATCATTAAATTCCTGATCCCACGCCATTCCTCTAGAATTGACTTTTGGTTTACTTGTTTCAGGTAAATGTGGAAGATTCCAATACTTACTATTATCTAATAGAGTATGTTCAATATCTGTTTTCTTATCAATAAGAGAATATGTCATTCTCTGTTGACCATAATAGCCATCTTTAGTTGATTGTACTGTATCAAATAAACGGGGATATCTAATATCCTCAATAATGTTTTTCGTTGTTACATCAGAATTCTGACGATAAGCAATGTAGTTTAGGGTTTGATTAATCTCTCCCTTCATTAAAGAACGAATAGTTTTCCACTTCCAACCATCCCTATCTTCATATAATACAAAATCATTATAGTCATTATATGTACCAACACTATTCTCATTTAGCCATTGAATAGCCTTAAATGGATTCCAATAAGGTACAATTAATCTTGGGGATGATATACATTCCTCAGTTTCCAATTCAGAATCGGATATATTTGTCCATATATCCTTAGCAATTTCATCAGAGGTTTTCTCTTTATATGATTTGCTAAATTTTGTATTATAATTAATCTCTACTTCTGGAGAGATGAAATGAATATTATATGTACGAGATTTACCACGATGCTGTTTACCTTGATCGATTCGGTAAATATTAAACGTTTTCTTATACTTTGGATTATCCTCTTTTAGAAATGTTGTATTGAATTCAATCTCTAATTGCTCTTCCCCAAATAATGGAAGCATTTCAATTAATCCAACATCATCCATCATAGAAATAACACCACGAGTACCCGTAGTAAAGATACTCTCTTTAATAGTAATACTCTGTATTAATGCTGAAATATCTGTTGGATCACCCCAAGCATTAATAATTGATAAAGTCTTTAACGTATAGGATTTTTCTGGCCTATCACTCATGCAATTGTAGCCTCATATCGCTCAATAAATTCATCAACATATCCTGGATCTAAAATATAAACCTCTCGCTTTTTCTCATTCTCATTAACTTCATGTTGAAGATTTGTCACAGCCGTTAAATTATTAGTTACTGGATCATCAGCTCTATCATCCCATACAGGCTCATCTTGATCATTTATATAATGGTGAATATTATCTAAATTAGATATGCCATACTTCTCTTCAGCTAATCGAGTAACCTCATTCTCACCCAATAACCAATCGAAATGAGGATCAATAACATTATTAAATAAAAGAATCACCCAATGCTTATTAACATCTCCATAAATATCATATGCTAATAACTCAGGGGTATCATGATCAGTTAAAATACGCTTATACATATAGGACAATTGATCTTGTAGATCTACCCGAGCTCTCCTAAATATATCTCTGATCTTTCTATCATCATATATAATAGCGGGATGTACTTTGAATAGATTCTTACTCATTAGAAGCCTCCATCAATCTTATCTTTCGTGAGGATTTCCATTTCCTGGAACGATAACGAAAGATCTACTTGAGTAGGTACACCATTTTTAAATGATCGCCAGACACCTGCTGGGGAATAATTGCATGATACATCTGTACATACTGCAGGACCAAATTTATATAGATTCTCATTTACTCCACCAGAGGCATCAATAAAGTTAATATCAAATATTGCTGGGGCTTTCAAAGCAAACTTATCACCAATAGCTTTAAGTTTTCCAGCTGTTCCCGAAACGTCACTGCCAAGATCCTTGAGCAGACCTGCATCCTTCTTACTTACCCCTTTAGTTGTTGCCCCTTCATCTTTATTTGATCCAAATATGCGTTGAGTAATATTAGAAATAGCATTCGCATATTGAGGATGGGTATAATATTTGAATGAGTGAATGATATTCATTACTTCGAAAGCTTCTGCTTCATTTCTAGGAGTGAAATTGAATGTGAAGCTTTGTGATCTTAAATCTGGTGAAATATAACTAACCCCAAGAAATGGATTAATTGCAATTCCAGTTTCAGCTGCCATATTAGCAGTATATAATCCTCTAGCAATACCAACACCTGCTTGAGCTAATGCAGTTGATGCCATATCAATACCTGTACCAGTAGCAGTTAATTTATTAGCGGCTGAACCATAAGTGGCTAGCATGCCATCAGTTTTATCCCAATTCTGGGCATATGATACCCCAATACCACCGGGTTGATACATAGTAATAGAACCTAATGTTTTTCTACCTTTTTTAGCATTAGTTGCTTCGGCGGTCTCTGGATTATGTCTAGCACTTGCCTTTTGCTCATATAATTCAATGAATCTAAAATTTACATAATGATTCATTCCATCTTCTCTTGAATATGGATAATTATATTGAAAAAATCCTGTGCCCTCATCAGATGCGCCTTCATTAAATGCTTCAGCCTTCATTGAGATATCTGATTTTGAAACTATTGCCATATGAGTTCCTATAAATATTAATGATTCTATATTATATTTATCCTACATGACAAAATTTATTCAAGGTCAATGGCGTCCTCTTAACGAGAAGAAATATCGTGGGGACTCCCATAATATTATTTATCGCTCTTCATGGGAGCGTACAGCCTTTGAGTGGTTAGATAGATCATCTGATATAGTGGAATGGAATTCAGAAGAAGTTATTATCCCATACCGATCACCAGTTGATGGACGAATGCATCGATATTTTGTTGATCTCTGGTTAAAAAAGAGGAATGGAACAGTATTTTTAGCTGAGATTAAACCTCTTGCTCAAACTCAACCACCAAAACCTCCTAAATCTGGTCGAAAGACTAGAAGATATGCTAATGAAGTAACAACATTCCTTGTTAATAAGGCTAAATGGGAGGCTGCTATGAAGTATTGTAAGAAGAAGGGATGGCAGTTCGTTATCCTTACCGAGAAAACATTGAAGCGCGGATAAATATATAATATGGCTAAGATTAAAAAAGGCACAATCTCTACTACAGCTGATGGACAAAAGTACCGTTGGTTAGGTGCTCAATGGGGTAAGGTAACCAAATCTGGTAAAACTGGCCAGATGGCTAAAAGAGCAGTTGCTGCTGAACTTACCAAAAAATCATCTGGTTTATCCCGGGTAAGATCATCTGCCAAAACTAGAAAAAGTGCTTCCAAGAAAGGAAAGGCTAAAGGTTCTATTCAATGGTTTAAGGATACTATTGAAAAGAGTTTAGACAAATATAGAGTAGTATCTAAACCAAAAGTTGGTGGAATGTATACATTTGTGTATGATGCAAAACACAAACAAACTCTACCATATTGGGATAAGCATCCCCTTATTATTCTTCTTGGTCCAGCAAAACAAGGATTCTTAGGATTAAATGTACATTATCTATCTCCTGCAGATCGAGACAGGTTCTTCACAGCCATGTTAAAGTATACTGGAAAGAAAGATCCAGATCTATTAACAGAAAAGGATTTATTCGATATTGACTGGGGTAAAGTAAAAAAGATACCAATGATTGAAAAGACTGTTCACCATTATCTATATTCACATGTTAAAACAAAGATCCTTGAGATTTCACCAACTGAATGGGAGAATACAATATATCTTCCTACAGCATCTTTCCAAGGTGCTAGTCAGAAACAAGTTTGGAGCGCATAGAGAATGCTTAATTTAATGCAAGGCGATTGCCTGGAAAGAATGAAAGAAATAGAAAGCGGTTCGGTTGATATGGTTTTGACTGATCCACCTTATGGAACGACTTCTTGCAAGTGGGATAGCATCATTCCGCTTGAACCGATGTGGGAGCAGTTAAAGCGGGTTATTAAGCCGAATGGGGCTATTGTCATGACGGCAGGCCAGCCGTTTACGACTACGCTGATTGCATCAAACATGAAGATGTTTAAGTATTGTTGGGTGTGGGATAAGGTGACAGCAAGAGGTCATCTTGTTGCAAAAAAACGACCAATGGCACAACACGAAGACATTGCCGTGTTTTATAAAAAAGCACCGACATATAACCCTCAAATGGTTGATCGCCCTACAGACAAAATAGAAGTAAGAAAAACAAGGGAATATGGGCGAACTGACATAATGGGCGGCAAGAAATCTGTTTTAAAAGAGAAGGTATATGACAAGTGGTATCCCAAGACAATAATAGTTAAAAGCAATGCAGGATCTTCTGTTAAATCTGTCCACCCAACCCAAAAACCAGTTGCTTTGATGGAATACTTAATTAAAACCTACACCAACGAAGGCGAAGCAGTTTTAGATTTTACTATGGGTAGCGGCTCAACTGGCGTTGCAGCTAAAAACCTCAAGCGCTCATTTATTGGAATAGAATTAGATCAAGATTATTTTAATATTGCAAAGGAGCGCATAAATGGGTAATGTATATAATAGAGCAGTAAGTATAAAAGAACATGCTTCCGCTCCCGTATCTACTATAGATGATTATAAGGCTAATCTATTAAAAAATGATATTGGTCGAACCAATCTTTTCTTATGGAAATTAAATAATCTCCCAAATACTTTAGCGTGGTCAGATGATCATAAACCATTATTAGATGATATTGAAGTATTTGTTAAATCTATGTCATTCTCTGGTATGAATGTTACCCAATGGGATAGAAATACTGAGGGATTCACCAGGAAGATTGGTATTGATACTGGATATTCATCCGATATGCAGGTTGAGTTCTATGATAGCCCAGATCTGAATATCTATATGTTATTTGAGAATTGGTTACAATCAGTTCTTCCTGGATTAGATGTATTGGAGTATTATGATAACTATATTAGTAATTGTACTGTCCATCAATTAGATCGTCAACTAATGGCTACAAGGGAATTTCAATTTAATGAATTGTATCCTAATGCCATTAGTCCATTAATGTACTCAGCTCAAGGTGCTATTATGACATTCACCGTGAACTTTACATTTAGAACATGGACCACAAATGATATTAGTTTGTCTTAACCAACAAAAGAAATTGAGTTAACTAGTGTATAAATAAAAATACTATATAATTATATAATTGGAGAAAATGAAATGAGTTTACCTGTTATTGATCAGCCAACTTTTAATCTGAATATTCCTTCTTCAGGAAAACGTATTAAATATAGAGCGTTTACTGTAAAGGAAGAAAAGATTCTACTATTAGCATTAGAATCTGAAGATCAGGAATCGATGGTAGATGCTATCAAACAAATAATTACTAATTGTACGTTTGGTAAAGTTAATAATATTGATAATCTTCCTTACTTTGATATTGAGTATATCTTTATCCAACTTAGGAAGAAATCAATATCTGATGTAATTCATGCTAAGAGAAATTGCGAAGAATGTGATTTTGAATTAGAGATTGATATTAATTTAGATTCTGTTCGAATTGATAAGTTAGATAAAAAGGCTAATATTATCGAGGTTACAGATACTATTGGGATGGAATTGTCTTATCCAACTATGGCTAAGATGAATAATCTAATTGAATCATCTTCAGATTTTACTAAGATGTTTGAATTAATTGCGCAATTGATTGTTACAATTTATGAAGGGGAAACAATTTATAAGGCGGATGATTATAAGTTAAAAGAGAAAATGGAATTTTTAGAAGGTTTAGGTGAAAATGCCTTCGTTAAAATCCAAGAATTCTTAACTAATATGCCTACTGTATATACAGAGGTTGATATGAAATGTCCACAATGTGGACATGATAATCATATTAAGTTAGAAGGATTATATAATTTTTTCGTCTAAGTTTCGATTATGATTTGAAGACTCTTCTCGAAACCAATTTTTCATTGATGCAACATCATAATTATAATCTTCATGAAATAGAGAGTATGGTACCGTGGGAAAGACATGTATATATTACATTATTACTCCAGTATCTAAAAGAACAGAAAGAAGAGATGGATAAACAAAAACATGGCTGAAGCAATAGCATTACCGGTAAGGATAAAAAATAAGGGAATTGAACGCTTTTTTGGACAAACTCCAGAGATGTTAGCAGCTGCTATTGCTAATAACTTAAAAGATAAATTTGAGGGAATGCGTTCATCTCTTGAAGATATTGGTAAAACCCTTAATGATACCCGTAAAGAACATAACGCTTTGATGTTAGCAGCTTTACCAGCTGAAATTGCTAATAACTTAAAAGATAAATTTGAGGGAATGCGTTCATCTCTTGAAGATATTGGTAAAACCCTTAATGATACCCGTAAAGAACATCAAGAAAGAGCTTTTGAAGAGATAAAGCAGAAAAAGATTGATATGGCCCGGGCAGCACGAGAAGTTGCAACTAAAATTAAGGATGCCCCCGGTAAAGCATTAGGTGCTATTAAAGCTAAAGGTTTAAAGGAAATAATGAAGTTCTTTAATAATATTAAAAAAGGACTTAAAGCATTAAAGCTTGGTTGGATGGCTATTATTGCAGCTGGTCTTCTTGTATTTGATTTTATTAATAATGGTTGGGGTGATTTAAAGAAATGGGTATCAGATGCTTGGCAATCAACTAAAGACTTCTTTAATTTCGATAATTGGAACTTGCCGGAATGGACTAAATTAGAGTGGTGGAATACTAAATGGAGTGAATGGAAAATGTCTATTCCTTCTTGGTCAGAAATAAGACCGGAGTGGACTAAATTAGAATGGTGGACTGGTATGTTTTCTGGTTGGAATTTATCTATTCCTTCATGGGAATCTATTAGACCTGAATGGACCAAATTAGAGTGGTGGACTGGTATGTTTTCTGATTGGTCAATAACTATCCCTACTTGGGATACTATAAAGGCACAATTACCTAAATGGATAATAGAAGCAGGGACTTGGTTTAAAGAGAAATTATCAGGTTGGACTTTATCAATACCTACATGGACTGAAATCAAAGAAGGCTTTAATTCATTTTTAAAAGATCCTAAGGGTTATATTACTACCATGTTTTCTGGTTGGTCATTAAAACTACCTACATGGACTGAAATCAAAGAAGGCTTTAGTGCTTTCTGGAAAGATCCTTTAGGGTATATTAAAACAAAATTCAATGAATGGAGGATGTCTATCCCTACTTGGGCAGAAATTCAGGCTGAATTACCTCAATGGTTAGTAAATGCGGGTGTTTGGTTTAAAGGTAAATTCGATGCATGGGCATTAACAATCCCTTCTTGGAATACTATTAAAGAAAAATTACCTCAATGGTTAGCTAATGCTGGTGATTGGATTGGTGAAAAATTCAATGCATGGAAGTTAAAACTACCTACATGGACTGAAATCAAAGAAGGCTTTAGTGCTTTCTGGAAAGATCCTAAGGGTTATATTACTACCATGTTTTCTGGTTGGAATTTATCTATTCCTTCATGGGAATCTATTAGACCGGAATGGGCCAAATTAGAGTGGTGGAGTACTAAATGGGGTGAATGGACTTTTAATATCCCTACTTGGGAATCTATTAGACCGGAGTGGACTAAATTAGAATGGTGGACTGGTATGTTTTCTGATTGGTCAATAACTATCCCTACTTGGGAATCTATTAGACCGGAATGGGCCAAATTAGAATGGTGGAGTACTAAATTCTCTGATTGGAATTTATCTATTCCTTCATGGGCAGATATTCAAGCACAATTACCTCAATGGATAATTAATGCTGGTGTTTGGTTCAAAGGGAAGTTTGATGAATGGGCATTAAAGTTACCAACTTGGACAGAAATCAAAGCTGGATTCAATGCGTTTTTAACAAATCCTAAAGATTATATCTCTAATATTGTATCTAATTGGAAATTAGAATTACCAACATGGACAGAGATTAAAGCTGGATTTAGTGAATTTTGGGATAATCCATTAACATATATCCAATCAAAATTTAATTCCTGGGCCATATCATTTCCAACATGGACAGAGATTAAAGATTTTTTCCCTTCTTGGATACTTGAAGGTGCTGAATGGTTTAGACAAAAACTATTAGGTTGGACTATTAGTATTCCTACATGGGAAGAAATGCAAAAGGTTTTACCTGAATGGTTAGTTAATACTGGAAAATGGATTAGTGATAAATTTGCAACATGGGGTATTGATATTCCGTCATGGGATACTATTCGTGAAGGATTAATTGGCTTCATGAAAGATCCTAAGACATGGATCTCTGATAAGTTTAATGCATGGAAATTTGAACTTCCAACTTGGGATAAGATAAAAGCGGGATTAGGTGAATTCTGGCAAAATCCAGTTAAATATATCAAAGAAAAGGTAAATGGATGGTTTACCTTTGAAGGGGCAGATGGCGAAAGCTTCAATATCTTTGATAAAATCAATAATCTATTTGATGAGTATGTATATAACCCTATTATGAGTATGTTTGATACTATTGCTAATGCAATTGATGGATTAAAGATTGCTGCAATGAAATGGGCTGAAGATAAAGGTACAATAGCTGGGAAGAAGTGGATTAACTTTTCTGAAGAAATTGCTGCATCACAAGCTAAGATAGATGCAAGAAAGGCTGCCTCTGATATTCGTAATAAGACAATAATTGAAGAATCACCTCCAATGGAAATTAGAGGTGAGAATGGAGAAATAAGTACTGAAGAAGCTACTACATTACATTTAGATAGCAAACCTCCAGTAATTAAACCAGAACCTTTACCTGTTAATGCTGGTGCAGCATATGTTGAAGCTTATAAGAATATGCAAACACTTGCAGGACAACAAGCAGCTGATGCTTATATTAATTCTATTAAGCCAGGATTAGATCCTAAAACAATGAAAGATATTATAGATTCAATTAACAATCAAGGTGGGATATCTAACACAAACATTGATAAGAGTAATAAGACTACTATTATCAATGATCCTATGCCAGTTACTGATCCATTTATGAATATGTAATAAAAAGCCCCTCCGAAGAGGGGCTCTGTAAACGAAAAGAACTACGCTCTATTCATTTGCTAGCTTAGCAAAATAATCTAACATTTCTTCACCTTCATCCGTTTCAGCTTTTGGCTTTACTGGAGTATCTGGTTCAAAAGGTAGATCATCACCAGCATCTACTGCTGCAGGTTTTGGTGTAGCCTTACCCATAACACGATTCAACTTCGCTTCATAGTATGAATATGGTTTGAAGTTAGCAGGATCTACGAATTCACGAAGATCATATTGAGAATCGTACAACTCACTCAACTTATCATCATCACCATCGAACAATTGAGATGGATTATCGAATTCTGAACGATCATAATTACGATATCCTTCTACCTTGCGGATCTTAATTTTGAAGTCTGCCCCTTCCCAAAAATCAAATGGATTTAGAGGTTCATCATCCTTAAACTCTGGTTGAAGAGCATCAATCAATTTATCAAAAATCTTCTTACCATATTTGAATAGGAATACCTTACCTTCATTTTCTGGATTTTGAGGATCTTCAATAACCAGAATATTGGATACATAACCTTCTCTACGCTTACGATTGCGTACAATAGTTTTATCCTTTTCTGGAGTAGCATCCCAATTACCGTGAGATGATACCAATGCTTGATTCATCTTACAAACTGGACACTCTTGATCGACTGTTGTCGGACATTCATCGATATACCAACCACCCGCACCTTGGAAGCCATGAGAGAAGACTTTCACGAAAGGAACATCGTTATCTACTGATGGTGGAAGGAATCTTATTACTGCATATCCATTACCTGATTTCTCAACTGCTGGATACCACATACGGTCATCGCCAAAGTCCTTCTTTTTACCTCCTGCTTCTTCAAGCTTAGAGGTTAGATCTGCCACATTGCTGCGACGCTTTTTCATTTTTGCAAATGCATTACTTGACATCTTATTTCTCCTATCTTATTACTAGTGTTCGATTTTTATAGTGGATCGTCCACTTCAATATTATATTATATCATTAATTCTTATATTTGTAAACAATTTGATTGAAACTATTCACTATTAATTCTAATAGTTGCAAGAGGAAGATAAACATAATCATCATAAAGGCAAACACAATAAAGATTGGCCAAACGATTAGTATTAAAAGACTTTCTAAAAATCCTTTCATTAATCTTCTTCTCTATTAGCAATCTCTCTTTCAAGATACCATAAAGCTTTTTTCAAATCCTTAATATCATCATCTTTCCAATCTGCTCTAAGAACATATTTAATTACATTACCAAGATGGAAATCTAAAGCATAAGATTCAATAATATCAATTACTTCTATCTCGCCTTCAATACTTTGATAATGATCTGGATGATCAACATCTTCATCAGTACCTCTTACTTCAAATTGAGGCGCGCCTTTTGTAATAACAGGTTCAGCCTCTAATTTCATATCACCAATAATTGAACTAAATACTTCTTTTTCGCTCATTCTAATATCTCCAAACCAGTTTCCTTCTTAATTGCAACAGCACAAGCCTTTGCAATATCCATATGTTCCTTTTGAGTACCGTGACCTGCCCTTAATTGACAATAGTGAATCCATGAACGGACTGTACCTGCCATATAAAGAGTAGTTTCAGTAAGACCTTCAGGAAGTAATGCTCGAGCTTGTTCTTTAGCAATACCCATATCTAATGCTTGATGATATGATTGCTCTGCAAGATTTTTAACAGCCTGTTGATGAGACTCAAAATCCTTTTGAAGATCAGGATCATGGACTTCAATACTATTCTGACGATTTTCATGATCCTGTAATCGAGCCTCTCTATCTGTGATGATATTTTCTGCTATAGCATATCGTTGAGAGAATTCTTGAAATGAGAATGAACGATGCCTAAGAATTTGTCGACTAATATCTCTAGTGGTCTTAATCTCCATTGTAATAGATGCCATTTCAAAAGGCGACCAATGGGAATGTTTCATTAGATAATTTAGAAGCTTTTCTGAATTCTTATGATTATTTTGATTACCTGGGTTACTAACTCTTGCGCAATAAGCAATGAATTCTTTTACATTAGTCATCCCACCAATTTTTGGAACTGTTGTTCCTACAATTTTAACTTCACTCATTAGCAAGAACATCCTGCGTGTACAATATCATCAATGTCTTCCAATAGCATATCAACTTCCTTTTCTAAAGATATACTTAAAGTTTTCAATTTTTCAAAATCTTCCCTAGCTTTTTTATAATTTTCATATGAATAAGATCTTTCAAATACAATCCCATTCACTTCACACCAAATAACCAATACATCCTTTCCTTTTTCAGGTCGGTATGCAACCTTTGTGAGTCTATTCATTTCATCTAGAGCTAACTCAGTCTCATTATCATTTTGTAATATAAGCATCTTTCAATAAGTCCTTTATTTTGTTTTTGTCAATTTTCAAGAAGATTTTATATCTTAACATTTTATCTCTAGTTTCTTCCCATATAAAATCGTTCTTTAACTTTATATCGAAATCATCATAAAAATGTAACACTTCATTGAAGGCTATAAATGTTTCTGAGTTAATATCATTACCAAGTAACATTTTTAGAATAGGAGGGTGATTACCATTAGTCATAAAGAGATCATTGAACTCAAGATGATAGGGGATTAAAAACTCATCCTTTATAGATATTATATCATTATTCACTTCATTTGTAAACCGATCATTGCGTTTTTTCCATTCACGATATGTGCGTAATGAATAATCATTAATTTGAATCATGTCATCAAATTGTACATCATTAATAATATTAGCTACAACGAATTGAATGAATTCGGTTTTATTGAATATACGTTTAGCCTTTTTTAGAAAATAGTGATACTTATGATATTCTTTTTCTGATACTTTCACTCCAAGCAAACCATACTTATTAATATCATATGATCCTTTAAAGTATAGCCGTATAGACTTAAATATTCTTAAGGCGTCATTCTCTGTCATTGGGTACTAAACTTGGAGGTAGTTCATCACAAATTAATCTATGCTTAGCACAACATACTCGCAACTTCTCCTTTAGTATATCATCCATATATTTTTTAGCTTTACTTGGATCAATATCATTTTCTTCGCAATGTATAACTATAGCTTCTAAATAAGTTAAACCTTCATTCACAAGTAACTGTACTTTTTCTGCGAATGCTTGTGTTCTAGCTGACATGCTTTCTATACTCCAAAATTCTTTCTTGTAATGGTTCCATCCACTCCCTCCTATTTGAACAAAATTCTTTAACATTACCAGACTCATCAACCATTAGAATTAATAGTTTATCAATCTTCTCACCAGTTCTTTCATACCACATTACAGCATAGGCTGTACACTGTAACCAATAGTCAATGATCCACTCTTTCTTTTTCATTTTAGTGGCCGTCTTAAAATCAATAATACAACGAGTTCCACGATAATCACCAACACAATCAACTCGTCCGGCTAAACCAAGAGTATCAGAATAGAGAGGAGTCTCCATTCCGACCACAGTACCAATGTTATCTAATTTGTATTTGAGAGCCCAAAACATTTTATAGTATGGGTTAGAGATCTCAACTTCTTCATACTTGATATATTGCTCGGCCATATCATGAACAGCTGTTCCTCGTTCAGCCGCAGTTTTACAAATTCGATCAGCTTCTTCCTCACCGACTCGAGCTCTCCACTCGTCTAATCCAGATACTTCACCCGGAGGGCAATATCCAATTACAGTAGTAACAGAAGGATACCATTTACCCTCCGGTGTTTCATATCGTCTACCAGTATTTTTTGTTACACATTCTAATTCTGGTAATTTCACCAATTGTAAATCTATCATGTCATTCTTTTATATGCCTTTCTAATTATTTTTTTGACTATATCATGATCAATACCAAAAATGTTAACATAATCTGTTAAAACTGGAGATCCAGTCAATGTTTGAAGATCACCATTATTATATCTGATGTCTAATGCAATATCATTTGAAAACGCATCTACTTCATCAGGATCATAAAGATAATCTCGTTTTTTATCACCTGTACCAACTACGATTCTATGATGTCCTCGAGTCAGATACTGTCCTCGATGAATAACCTCATGTTCAATGGTTTGCTGAAGCTGATGAGTAAAGTCATTAAAAATCTGATTGTTGAACTCAATTTCCTCATCATCAGGATTATAGTAAATTACTACCTCGATTTCATCAATGTCAGGATCATAGTATCCACCAACTACTAAATGCCCTTCTGGGACCTCATCGTGACCATAAACCGCAACATCTAGATCTTCTGATTCAAGAAGATCAGAAAGATGGTTATGTATCTCATCAATTGAGTATGTCTGATCAAGAAAATCATTAATTAAATTTTTCATATATGTATAATTATATCATACTTTGATGCTCTTGTACAGGTTTTTTTTCAACTTTTTTGAAAAAGTTTTTTATAGGCCTATAAACTAAATTTATACTCAGTGTCCCTCAGAGGATAGATCTCTAGAGATCTATAGGATCCTCTATAAAAATATTTTATAGGCCTATAAAATATTTAATTGGAAAAGTTTTTATATGTTATAAACTAAATTTATACTCAGTGTCCCTCTAAATTTATACTCAGCGTCCCTCAGCGTCCCTCTAAGGGATTCTAAACAAATATATGTAGTGTCAATCATATACAAACTTTTAAGCCCTTAGAGGGACGCTGAGAATTATCCTTGCTCTAGTTGCTTGTTAACTGTGGTAAGTTGCTCATATGCATCAACAAAATCGTCTTGGGCCGCCACCTCTTCAAGGAAATTTCGTGCATGATACACTTTAATCAACTTTCTAACTAACGACTTTGCAATGTCAAATTCATCATGAATTGCTTCTACGATATCTTTGATTGAATCTTGATGAAGTTCAATCTTAGTCTTAATATTTGAGATTTCAGTTAGTTGATTATTGATCTTAGCTAGATCTTTTGGATTTGTTATATTCATATTTCACCATTGATGTATTGCATTCAAAATGATGGCAATCATTGTTACCATCTCCATAAAGTACCAAAATAACCGGATATAACAACACCTTGCCGATTATAGATTTGCAGCTTGATCACGAATATGATCCTTCATTAGAGGCATTAGATCCTTTTCAAAAAATTCTTTAATATCACTATAAAGAGTTTCATATTCCTCATCTGGTGGTGGACATTCAGTTCCCATATTATAATCCCACATCCAAAGCATCAGAACATCATATGCTCCAGTACCAATAGCCTGCTCAAACATTCGTTCTTCCCAGTATCCAACTTTATTATTAAAAGAGATAAATGTGTCATTATCCATTTTTGCAAAACCATCACGAATCATATTTTCAGCTTTCATTTGCTCTTTATAGGCATCAATATAACTTTTAAAATTATCAAAACTAATCATTTTCTAATCCTCTTTCCATAGCTTTTACAAATCCCATTTGAAGAAGCAGTTGAGCCTCTTCATCAGTTAATTCATATTGTTTTACATCAGAAGAAAATTGTCCCTCTTTGACTGGAAGAACCACCACTTTAGCTTTTGTCTCTTCAACAATCTGTTTCATTCCTTCAACCAACAATGATTTAGTAGCTTCATCAGAAATATTAATAATTACATCAGCCGAACCATCTTTATTCTCAGTAATTTTTTCAACACTAATCATGTTAGGATTAGGAAAATCTTCTTCTGTCTTTCCACACCAATTACATTCTTCACCTTTACCAACACCTATTGTGGCATGTTCCATTTCACAATAATGTTCCCATAAACCATAATCACTTGCTTTACTCATTATCCACTCCTCAGTTCATTTAACATTTGCTCAATATTTTCAATAATCATTTTAGATTCTGAATTATTAGTAATAAGCTTAAGCTTATTCAACAATTGTTGAATAGCTTCCATTTTAACTATACACTGTTCTTCGGTATGAAATTTCATCATGTCCACATTCCCGGTGTAATTTTAACAAGGCGAATCATCATTTCTTCATCTTCATCACGATATTTTTCTTCAAGAACAGTAGCAAGATCCATCGCCTTTTTATACACTTCTTCCTCTTCAGGTGTATTATCATTTC